AAAGACTATTTGCCCTTCCCCTTAGCTGGTGTTTTTTCTGGCTCTTCTTCTGGCGCTGGCTCAAGAGAAGCAATCCTTTCTTTCAGAGCTGCATTCTCTTCCTCGAGCGCGATCATTTCAGGTGTTTTCTTTGCTGGCTGCTCAATCTTATGAACCTTACCATCTTCACCTTTTTCAAAGAGAGAGTACCCGGCATCCAGGTACTTCTCCTTATCATCAGGAGAGATCTTCACCTCTCTGTTTCCTTTAGTTGCTAGTAACATACGTCACCCTCCTCTTATACTTCCGCCTCAGCATTGATTGCCACGCCCTTAACTTTCTGCTTGATAACAAACAAGTCATGGTAAGCTCTGTTCTGGTAGAGGTAACCGAAAGCAGAATCAGGGGTTTCACCCTTGTTCCACAGATAGATGTCTGCGAACTTCTTAGGAGCGATAACAGCTGTTGCAGGATGTACCAGGATCATTCTGATCTGCTTGGCAGAAACCGCAGGAGTGAATCCATCTGTAAAGTCATAAGCGGTCTTGAATCTGTCTACAGGCACTCTGACGAGTTCCACATCATCAAGGCTTCTCACGTGTCTGTTTACATCCTTAGCACCACCAGTAACTTCAAGAGTTCTCTGGATCTTCTCTGCGTTCTTCAGCATGGTGTAGATGGATGGGATAACATACAGAACTCTTCCTGTCTCAGGAACGCCTGCATTGTCCATGTCTTCCATCATTTTGTCGAACTTCTCAAGGATGGTAGCTGTGGTAGGTGCCGCTGTATCAACCACTCCACCATGAGTCTTGAAGTTTGCATACAGCTTGGAATATCTGTAAGCATCCATTTCAGGGATTGCCTGATCAGAGTTGAACACTGCGGTGATGTTGGCTGCGGAAAGAGCCATGTTGGTTTCATCCACATCTGCCTCATCCACGAAGAACTCGATGTCTCTGTCATGAGCAAGAGCCATTGGGGTGTAGATGTTGTTTACGGTACCCCTGTTCTTGGAACCGTCTCTTGCATGATCCTGATATCCTGAAAGGGATACGGTAGGAACGTTGATGGTCTTAGCATTGATGAATCTGAACTTTGTATTTCTCTCGAGCGCTACAGAAGTAAGCGCTCTGGAGTGCTGCTGTTCGATGATCGCGAGGAACTGGGATGCATAGTTAATTGCCATAATAATTTACCTTCTTTCTTTTTATTATTTTGATTGCGTGTTGCCAAAAGCCGCAGCTATTGCAGCATCGGCCCCGTTAGGGCCTGGATCAGTAGAGCCAGGGTTACCTACTTTGAAGCCTTGAGCACCTTCGTTTCCGGTGTCTTCAGGCTTGAATAGGAATTTCTTGCTCTCCTGGAGTGTTTTGATCTGGTCATCTAGTCCTAGAATAGAACCATCTTCCTGTACCAGTAGCTTGTCTTTAGCTACGAGGCCAGCAACGAGATCCGCATCATGAACCTTGCCTGTCAGGGCCATTTTGATTGCATTGGATACCTGCAGGTCTTTCATTTTGGTCTGGTACTCAGTCGCCTGAGTTGTGTTTGTTTCCTGAAGTGCAGTGATCTGAGCCTTAAGACTCTCTACATCTCCAGTGGACTTCTTGAGACCTTCTAGCTGAGTGTCTCTTTCAGTAATGCTGGTATTCAGTGTCTTGACCTGTTCTTCAAGCTGAGCAACCTTGCTTTTATTGGCTTCGATATCTTTACCATGGATAGCCATAATGCTGTCGATTGCGGCATCTTCAAGTCCAAGTGCTTTAAGTTCTTCTCTTTTCATGTTGTCTCCTTTCTCTCCCTACGCTTTGTACGAGGTTGCATCTCCGGGGTTCCGGTTGTACGTCCGGCAACGTAATGGGGTCCATATAATAGGACAATAAAAATCCACCGTTTTACAGGTGGAGGTGTGTTATTCTATTCTTAGTACAAGGCTTCTATCGCCAATAATCAATCTGCTCTGTTTCTTGTGATGATCTGTCACAATACATGTAATTTCTTCTGCATCAAGTTCTACATTCGCTTCTGGAATCCCCTCTGGATATAGCACATCAATAATCTCAATCATTGCATATGAGCATTCAGCAGCGACCTCAGTGTTCATTGATGCATCCTGTAATATTTCTAACTGTTTCTCTAGCATTTTTCTAATATCTTGCATTGTTATTCCTCCTTGATTATTAATTATTTCATTTCCAATTCCGATTGATTCTTCTGATGGTGCCTTCCCCCTTATTTCATCAAGGGTTTTTAACATTTCATTCATTCTCTCTTTGTTATACAACGCTTAACCCTCCCTCTCAGGCCTTCTTCTCAGCTGAGTATTCTTCTTGAGGTGCTCTCTGAGTTCCATCTGCCTGTATTTGAGCTTCTTCTTTGCATTAGCAAGGTTCTCTTCATCTGTGGTCCCGGCTACTACTCTTTTCTGGTCCCTTATCCCTCTCTCAAGTCTCCTCTGCTTCTGTGCATCCTTGTACCACTTCTCTGAGCGTTCCGGGTCTGGAACAGTAGGAATGGTATTGATACCAGGGAACCAGGTTGCAAGTATGTCCTCACAGTTAGGGTGAAAGAGTCCGGCTTCTATAGCTTTACTGAGTAATGGATACTCTCCATCCTCTTGCTTGCCACCTGAGTAGACATCATCAATTAAGACAACGCCTTGCCATGGTCTGCACATCTCACAGGCTGTTGCATGGGGTGTCACTATCACTGTGCTTATTCCTAGCTCTTTTCGTCTGCTACCCTCACCCATAAGATATGATCGGTGATTAGCAGTCCTCAAGGCCATCTCAGCGTATGATGCTATGTTAACCTCTCTGCCATTTGAATACCTGATTGATGTGATTCCTTGCTGTAAGAAGTCCTTAGTGGCCATATCCACAGCCTTGTTCATGTCAATAACTCCGTTGTTGTAGAATACCTGAGTCCTAAAGATCGTCTCCCTATACACATCATCCATCTTTCTGAGGATGGAGGTATTGACCTTCTTCATGTCTTTCTGTGTGGCTTCAATGAGAGCATCAAACTTCTTATCGTTCGTCCGGAAGAAGTTATCATCAATAGGAGCAGGTGCCTCTTTCCACTTCTTAGCTGCTTCTTCTACCTTGTCCAGGGTTTCTTTGAGTTCTTCGCCCTTCAGACCGTCTATTATAGGTTCTAAGTTGTCTGGCAATCTCACTGAGAGCTTCTCTGATAACTTGATTACAACGCTCTGTACTCTACCACGAGATTTTCTGTAGGTATCCATGAGCCTTTCCTTTACTGTCTTCTCGATTGCTGGTGAGAACTCATCAATGATCTTCTTATTCTCACGTCTAAATCTTTCCAAGTCTCGTAGCTTGGCTGACTGCCACATCTCAAACTTGAAACCTTCTTTGATTTCCTCGCCTCCATGCCTTTTCAGGTTCCTGGCCATGGATGCTAATAGATAGAGTTCCATCTCTTCATAGACTGCTCGAAGATTATAATTCTTCTTCATCTACATCATCCTTCTTGTCTTCATCTTCCTCATCTAAATCAATATCTTCTTTGGCATCATCCTGATCAAGAGTCATTCCGGTGTCACCTCTGATCCGTTCGACTTCCTGAGCCTTTTCTTCATCCGTCATGGTGTCACCGTACATCTCATCAATGGCCTTTTCCAGACTCATGACACCCAGTGATTTAGCCTTACCCACAGTCTCAACAACCGTTGTAAAGTCAGGGCTTGCATATTCACCAAATGATATCGACACTTCGTACTCACCAGGGTTCTTTTTGTTCATGATGTCCTCTACCTGCAGCGCAAGTAATACTAGCGCTGGGATGACTTCATTCAACACATCAACAATCTTCTGTCTCGTATAGAGAGTGGTCTTTTCCTTCTCTCTTTGAGCTTCTGCATTATCTGTCTTCTTAAGATCAATCCCTAATGTGCTTGGGCTTAGGATGCCTTGCAAGCACTGATCCAGGAATGAAGCATAAGACTGCTGATAAGCTTCGTAGTATATATCAGGCTGTACCTGATCAATCTTCTCAATCGCATTTTCTTTGCCTGATGATCCAGTGGCGATGAACTGATTATCAAATGGGTTTCCACTTAGAACCATTCCCTCACTGTTTCTCGGAAGCATGTCTGCAGGTATGTATGTTTTTACTCTTCCTGCTCTGACAGCATCTAGCCACTGTGAAAGCACTTCATCCAAAGCATCGAACATATCGGTTTTGCGGTCATATATGCTCTGGCCACGATTCACAAACTTATTTGACTTGAAGAACTTCATCGGTATCGCCATGAGTACATTCTCGTTAAAAAACACATCCTCAAGCTTTAGCTCAGGTGCATCCTCAAATGGCACTGGCCTATCATTGTGGTCGAATAGCAGATACTTGATGTATCCATACCCATAGACCTCAACACGCTTGTAGGTCTTTTTATTGACTATGTGCCGCTCTGGAAACTGGACCTCGAAAAGCCTGCCTCGCTTGTAATCATACTCAACCTTGGTACCAGTCACGTACTCGATGATCGGATACTTGGTGATATCAGTGTCGATAGTTAGCTTAAAAGCCCCGTCGCCCTCGACAAGAGTGTCCTTGATAGCCTCTTCGAGCATCTCACTAAACTTATTGTCTAAGGCAATCTCATTCCAACGCTCTTGGTTCGGACTGTCCCTCTTGACAGTAGGTTTCTGGGCTTTCTGCCCTGCCCCGAGTTCAATTGTCTCCTCCTGC